GGCGCGCCAGTCGGAACCGCAACAAAACGAAAGAATTGCTGCGGAGACTGCTGTTAAAACAGGAAAGCACACACCGGATCCCATAGGGGCGAAGGTCGTTAATTCGACCTCCTCTCCATCAGGGAAGCGGGCTCTTTTCGAACGAACAGTGGATAACAGATTCCACCATTCAGGTAAGAGTATGGAGACAATTTGCTTACTGACGTGGTCAGATGCGTCACTTAAATCAATAGTGGCAACATCGGAACGTTGTAATGCTTCATTGTGCTTACTCTGGTCATGTAGGAATACATTACCAGGGAAGGCTTCACATAGCTGTTTTGCTAAGTGTCGCCCCAGTGCAAGTTGATGAAACATGTTCCAGGCCGGCTCTGACGAGACGACTCTGGTACTTTTCAATGACTTCGGCACTTCGGCTATCTTCGTACACGATGAATCGTGGAAGCGTAACCTTGATGCGAATTTCTCGTTAAAGAGAGTATCATTGTGCAACAAAGGGTACCATTCTGGATTAATTGAGATGTCGTAAGACGCCTCAAGCAACCATTTAGAATAGTTCCCTTTCACATCAGCAGAGGCACCTGGTCCAAACCCGAACTCCATCTCATGAATGCTAAAAGGAGGTATAAGATTCTCATAGAGGATCTTACGCATCCCTAAGATTTCATGTGTATAAAGATGGATGTTAGGGCAACTGGTCAACCGGGATTTCACCGATTCGAAGTCCTGTACCGAGCGAGGCTCACCTCTAAACTTATAAAAGAGCCGTATTACTGTATGGATATGATAAACCATCCAGGGATCGGCTTCTAATATAGAATAAGAGTTGAAGCTAGTATGGCGTATGATTCCAGAGCTTACCAGCTCAGGGCATAGGTCATCACGCTCTGTCACGGCGCCGCGGCATAGCAATACTTGCCATGCGTCGACGCGTTGAAGGTACTCAGAATGTCCAGGATTATAGTAATTAACTATCGATCCAGCGACAGACTGGGGGAAACCAGCGGAGATTAAATCTCCAATCAGGTAAGGGCGGAGCTTGCGATAAAGCAACGACTCTGCCCTGTTATGAAACATACTGTGGTCCATTTAAGGATCCTCCGGTATCGCTTCTGCAACCCTACAAGAGGCTACAATCGCCACTCATACTAAGGTATGAGCATGCTACAGATGCTGTCTGGGAAACCAGACGTATCGGTAATGCCCTCGATAGAGAACGCTTTAGACCCGCCAAGATACGAGATACCTTCACTAAGAAGGTCCTTCGTTCTGGCAGCAGTCTGAGCTGGATCTTTAGCGATGGACAATTGCATGGTTAGCGATGACACGCGTGGAAGATTCATTGAATCTAACACGACATGTTTG